GCCGGCGCCATCGAGGATATCTCCGAGGCCTGCGAGGACGAGGCGCTCTTTCGGCACGGCTGGCGCGGCATCGCGCGAGAGGTGCAGAAGGTGGTGCCTCTGCGGCGCGTGCGCCTCAGCCGTAGCGCTTCTTTACCGCCCGCCGCTTCCACGCCCACGGGCTGATCTCGTCCTTCTCATCGTCCGGGAGCTCGAGGTCGTGGTAGCGCCGCATGTACATGAGGGCGATGCAGACCGTCGAGACGAAGTCGTCGTGGTCCCCGTTCGGGAACTTCGAGCACTCATCGATCACCGCATACGCGAACTGCCGCGGCGGATAGAAGATGCAGCCCTTCTCGAGCATGAGGCTCGCGCTATGCGCCCGGGCGACGAGATCGCCGCTCCCCTTGCCCTTGCCGCTCGAGCCCGCGAGCTTGACCGCCTTGATCGGCAGGCGCTTTTTCCGCAGCTCCTGGACGAGTGAGTGGCCCGAGACCTTCTTCTCGATGAGCACCCAGTTGGGATCGAAGTCGTGGCACGCGCGGATCGCCTCCTCGCGCAGGTCCGGGTAGGTGAGACGCTCCTCGAGCGCATCGATCAGCATCGCGCAGGTGCGGGTTTGCCCGGTGACCGGGCGGCCTAAGTTCGGGTCGAGATACTGCTCGGTGTAGGTGAACAGGCCCCAGGTCGTGCGCGCGCTGTAATCCGCCTCCTCGTCCTCCTCGAGCGCGGTGTCCCACACCTGGATGATCTCATCGAAGCGCGGCATCGGTCGCTCGCGCCCGGGGTTTGCGCGCCATTCGGGCTCGACCCACGGCCGCCACCAATGGCGCTTCAAGATGAGGCCGCCCTCGCCGACGGGCTCCTGGTTCGCCTGGGCCATCCAGGCGCGCTCGGTCCACACCGCCTTCTCGGCATTCACCGTCTCGGCGTTCATGCGCTTCGGATCCATGAGCTCGTTCTCGAGCACCCGCGGATCCTTGAAGATCGGCCCTTCAGCCTCGATCGGCCCCTGGCCCTTGTTCTTGAACGTGATGCAGCGCTTTTTCGGGTTGAACTCCAAGGGAATCTTGAGCACGCACCAGCGCTTCGCCTCCTGGGCGAGGATGTGGCCGAAGATGTCCATGTCGTGGGTGCGTTGCCCGAGGTACAGCCGGCGGAGCCGATTCCAGTCGTTCACGCGCGATCGCCAGGTGTTGTCGTGCCAGGTGAGCGCGCCGTGGCGCACGGCGTCGGACTCGACCTTCTTGGCATCGTGCGGGTCATCGAGCATCTGCGTCGTGCCGCCCATGCCTGTCGTGCGGGTCTGTAGGGACGCCAACTCCCGGTAGCCGCCCTTGGTGTTGCGGTACATATCAACGCGGTTCTCGTCCGAGAAGAGCTCGATCTCCCCGGGCCACTGGTCCTGATACCAGCGCCCCTCGATGAGGCGCCGCGAGAGGATCGCCGCGTCCTTGGCGAGCTTGTCGTCGACCGAGGCGCAGAGGAACTGCTCGCCCGGCTCGTGCAGCCAGTGCCAGGCGGGCCAGATCACCGAGCAGAGCATGGTCTTCGAGGAGCGGAACGGGACGTTGACCATCAGGAAGCGGATCTCCCGCATGGAGAGATAGGCCAGGTGATCGCAGATGGCATCCATGTGCCAGTTCCAGATCGCCCGCTCGGGCTGGATCTGCGACCAGGCGCGCTGGGCGAACACGCGGAGCGAGCGCCGGCGCTCCTCCGCCGCGACCTCGGTCAGGTACTTCTGTACCTCGAGAATCGTGATTTCGGCGCGCGGGCGAAGCGCATCGCCGTTGATAAGCTGCAGGGGCAGTGACATCTCAGGCTCCCGCCTGGCGGTTGCGACTTAGCGACGGCCTTCGATATTGATCCGGATGGCGACGTTGGCGCTTCGCGCGAGCTTGAAGAGCCAGGCGATCGAGAACTGGTCATGCCGGCGCGCGCGAATGCGATAGAGACGGTGATAGTTGATGTTAGCGAAGTCAGCGGCCTCCTCGACGGTGCGGAAGCGCTCTCGGAGGTCCTGGTCGATGATGTTCATCAGCGCGAGTTTGAAGCGCGCCTCGTCATCCAGGACGGGGCTTGCGGCCACCCTATTGAGCCGCTTTGTCGACGTAGTCCGTGATCTGGGCCTCGCGCTCGTGGCCTTCGACCGCGTTGACTTCTGGCGGGGCGGAGACCGGAGCGGCGGCGGGGGCGGCCTTCGGGGCGGGCGCCGAGGCGGAGGCGGCCCCAAAGGCGCTCTGTGTGCCGGGGGACGCTTGCGGCCGCTCACTCGAGGTGCGGTTGCCGTCCGAGTCGCGCGCATCGGCGCCGCGATTGACGACGCCTTCCATGCCGGGGCGATGCACCGGGGTGCTCGCGAGATCCGCATGACTCGTGTCGTTGGTCGAGCGCAGGGTCTTGCTGAATTTGTTCTTCAGCTGGGGGTCGTCGGACATGAGCATCTCCCGGTGATGTAGGCGTTGGCTTACAGGCGGGGTAGGAATATGTCACAGAGACGGCCACTGTCAACTTGAAGGCTTTCCCTGCTCGGCGACCATCATCAATTTCGCCTGCTCGATTTCCTCCTGGGTGAACCCTAAGCGATTCGCGAACTCGGCGCCGACCAGGGGCAGGAGCTGCATCGTTAAGTTCTGCAGGTTCGTGGTCGGCACATCGTCGAGGTGCAGGTGCGCGTGCTTGTGCTTGTGCAGGTGCCGCTCGAGGATGAGCTTATCCATGAACATGCCGTATTGGCGGCCGATCGAAGTGAGGTGCTGATGCTGCTCGCGGATCGTCGGTAAGCGGTACTGCACGCGCCCGCCGACAACGCCGGTCACCTCAACAGTCGCCGCCTGCTCGGGCGTCAAGTCCGAGAACGGTTTCAGGCGCTCGCCGTAGATCGGCTTGCCGTCCCAGGTGAGCACGGGCCCCTCGGTCACCACACCCTTGTCGTTGGTCATCTTCTCGGTGAGCGGCGCCGCGGTGCGCTCGACGTAGTCCAGGGGGTTGAACACGGCCTTGCGCGCCATCGCCTGCAGGACCTGCTCCTGGTCGACCACGAGAGTCTTCGCGAGCTCGCGCGCCTTCGCCTCCTGGATGGGACGGAGGTATTCCGAGAACCGGTCGAGCTTGCGCTGCGCGAGCGTCGCGAGCTGCTTCGGGTGCGGCTTGAACCCCGCCTCGGTGTACGCGCGGTTACGATCGAAGTGCTCGAGCCAGCGCTGGCAGAAGAGCTTGTCCTGGTCGGTGAGTGGGCCGTGGCTCGAGCGCTTGTTCTTCGGTCCCGGCTTGCCCATCAGCGCGCGACCGTCTGGCGTTCCGCGCGCTCGCGCCAGGCGCGGCTCCGCAGGCGCACCTCGACCTGGGTGCCGAGCGGATGCCAGACGACCGAGCCGTAGTCGACCACCTCGAGGCCGACCTGGCTCGCCGCTTCCCAGACGGCCTCCTCGATGGACGGGGCACCGGCCCGCGCGCGCTGCGCGATCTCCGTGGGGATGGTGAAATCGAGCGCCTCGAGGAAGACGAGGTCCTGGACGAGCCTCACGTGCGGATGCGCCGGACGTTCTTCACGAGCTCGATCGTGATGCCGTAGACCGCCTTGACCTGCTTGATCTTGTTCTTCGCATCCTGGGTGAGATGGCCCTTGGTGTCGATCCAGCGGACATGCATGGGCGGGACCGGGAACTTGATCACGTTGATGTCGGAGTTGGCGGTGTCGTACGCCGCGGCCTTGAAGGTCACGAAATCGACCCGCAGGACCACGCCGCCCGGGAGATGCAGCGGCACCTGGCGCAGGAAGAAATCGATCACTCCGCCTTTCTGTTCCATCACCAGCTGCTGGTAATAGCGCCCCTCGAGCTTCGAGTGGAACGGGATCCCGTCGACGAAGGTGCGCTCGGCGCTGAATTTATTGCCACTCACCGAGAGCTTCCCCGAGCGGATCGCTTTGGCCATCTTGTTGATGAGGCCGGGCGGGTGCGCGGCGCTAGTGAGCGCGATGCCATCGCTGCCGCCCTTGGCGCGTCCCTTCTTGCCGGGGCGGACCTTGATCGGGAGCGGCTCCCCGTTCGAGTCGAGTTTGACACCCTGGCCCGCCTCCATGGTCTTGACCGTCTCCGGTGGGAGCCCGCGGCCAGAATTGCGTTGAAAGGTGGCAAGATCGGTTTCGGACCAGCGGGCGGATGCCATCAGAACCTCAGTCTCGAGTAGTCACTCGGGATTTTGTGACCAAACCGGTCTTGGAGCAGCCGGCGCTCGGTATTTAACAGATCGCGCCGAGCGTAGTCGTCGCACACCTTGAGCCACTCCTCCTGCTTCGGGACACTTAACTTATCCGCGTAGAGCGCCCGGTAGGCCTCGATCAGGCGGATGGCCAGCTTGTCGCCGAGCTTCGCGAGACGG